CTGCATCTGGAGATCTGAAAGGTTTATGTATAAGCCATACAATTATCCCGAGGGGTGCAACAGGGGCTACCGGCAGTAAGGGAGATAAAGGTGATAAAGGAGAGTCGGATATCAAATGCTATCCGCTTACCGGTGGATCAAATCAGATTGTATGGTCAAAACTTGGGACTCTTACATCAGCAGGAGACAATAGCAATTTTATCATCAATGTCTATACAGGAAGCGGATATAATGGATATGCTTATCAAAATTCTCAAGCTGAAATCGTTATTAAAGACGGCTGGCAGTCGTCCGCGTCAACCACATCGGCATTTGGCGTCAGCGTTACCCGGCAAAATTGTGACGATTTGAAAGTTCAGGTTAGAGCCACAGCAAGCAATAAATGTGACGTGTGGATTTACCTCCCTTGGTCTTATAGCTGGGGAACATATACTATTTCTGGAAAATATACTTCTTGGGCTTTATCAAATACTACGCAGACAGCAGAGCCAACAACGGGTACATTGCAAAATCTTTCTTATCGAATAAATCCTGAGAATGCTGCAAAAACAGCAACGAACTTTATGGAATTCACATCCGGAGTCGGTCTCCAGATCGGAAATAAAACAAATGGTTCCTGGTCTGGATATAGAACAAAGATATCATCATCAGCTTTCGAAATCCTTAACCAGGCAGGAACTGTATTGGCCAGCTACGGTGAAAAGCTGATTCAGCTTGGGAAAAATGCTACGGACGCGGTCATTGAATTGTGCGGTGGAAAAGGAAAGATTAAATATGAGCAGATGTGGACATATGGAGGAAAAGATCCGACTTTAACAGTAAGCGGACAGAATACGGCCCTATTAGGTGATGATAAAGTTCTCGTTAAAATGCAGCACAATTCAAATGGAAACAGATATACAAGACAGCTTTTTGCATCAGAAAACAATATACACATTGGAATGTTCAAGGGAAAAGCAACGGATCCAGATGAAGCAGACGATATTGAAGCGTGTATAACAGAAACGGCAGATGGAATAAAACTGGATGTCCCATCGAAAGATATAGCCCTGGAAGCTGTCCAGATCAATATGACAACATTGTCAAAACTGATATATCCAGTGGGTTCTATCTATATGTCTGCAAATTCCACGAACCCAAAGAATCTGTTTGGAGGCACATGGGTCGCTTGGGGAACTGGACGAGTGCCGATCGGAGTTAATGCATCTGATTCTGATTTTAGCTACGTAGAAAAAACAGGTGGTTCTAAAACTATAAATCTATCTCACAAACATCTTGAAACCGTCGGTGCTGACAATGGCAGCATGTATCTCGAGGGAGGATCGAATGGAGGACGACATGGATCAGGTATAGCTGCAAGTATAAGCCGAATGACTTGGAAAGGAACTGTTGGGACAGGATCAGCACGCTTAAATTATACAGATTCGGCAGGAAATACAAAGCAGTCGGTTGTTCAGCCGTATATCACATGTTACATGTGGAAAAGAACGGCTTAACGTAAAAAAATCAAATAACAGGAGGGAAATAACATGAAAGTAGAAGCAACTTACACAAAGGACATTCATTATTCTGGAATCATCACAGTTGACGGCGAGACCGTTGTGTCTATGGACGCCAATATGGATGCAAAACATCCGGATGTTCCAATCATCAATCGCTACATCAACAACGGTAGAAAGTATCGTGCCAATAAAAAGGATATCGATGATGTTGTTGATAAATTTGAGAATGACATCTGGGACGAGTATGATAAGTACACTGCAGAGCTGGAAGAAAAGGGAAAAACTGAGTAGGGCCGGAAACGGTCCTTCTTCTGCGTTCAATAGTGGGAAAGAGAGACAGAGCAGTGAATGAAATATTAATGCAGACATATACGATAGCACTTCCAGTGCTGCTGGGCTACATCGTCTGGCTCTTAAAAAATCAGAAAAGGGATCGAGACGCGAACAGTAAGGGAACTATGTTACTACTCAGAGTCCAGCTGATTGAGTACCACAGCAAGTACACACAGCTTGGAGACATCCCATCCTATGCATACCAGAACTTCTGCGAGATGTACGAAGCCTATCATGTGCTTGGTGGAAACGGTATGATCACAAAGATGAAGCAGGAAATTGATGAATTACACTTAAAAAAGAAAGGCGATTGACATGGAACAGATTATGAATTATGTAAAACCGGAACTGATCATTGTAGCTATTGTCCTGTACTTCCTGGGCATGGGCCTGAAACAGGCACAGGCTGTAAAGGACAAGTATATTCCACTGATTCTGGGTGGTGTGAGCATTGTACTTTGCGCGATTTGGGTGCTGGCCACCAGTGAGGTGTGCACCGGTCAGCAGGCGGCAATGGCAGTATTTACGGCGGTCACGCAGGGAATTCTCGTCGCTGGGCTGAGCAACTATGTGAATCAGATTATCAAGCAGACACAGAAAACAGAGTGAGGGCGGCCAATAACCGTCCTCTTTTGCGCCGGCGCAAATCTGCCGGAGAAAGGGAAGTATCATGAGAATTGACAGATCTTTTATCAGCAACCAGAACACCTACGAAGAGAACGATCCGCGGTGTATTGTAGTCCACAACACAGATAATTTCAGAGCGGGCGCCGATGCCCGCACACACGCAGAAGCGCAGCATAATGGTGAGCTGTCCAATATGTCTGCCCACTATTACGTTGATGATGGAGAAACGGCGTATCAGGCAGCACCACACAGCCGCGGATGCTGGCATGTAGGCGTCAATTACGGAGGAACGAATCTGTTTGGAAAATATGGAAACCGTAGCAGCATCGGCGTGGAAATGTGCGTGCAAAAAGGATATGACTATGAGCAGGCCTTCCAGAACACAGCCACGGTCGTCAAAGAGATCATGCGGGAGACCGGCATCCCGGCCAGCCGCGTATACCGCCACTATGATATCTGTAGCAAGCACTGCCCGAGCCAGATCATCGAGAGAGGGGATTGGGAGCGGTTTAAGAGCTTGATCAGCGGCGAGGCATCGGCTGAACAGCCAGAAAGCGGAAAATATGAGCCTGGTATTTACAAGGTCAATACCGACCTTAATATTAGAGAACAGCCAAACGCAGACAGCCGTATTGTTGGCATGATCACGGATCAGGGAAGCTATACGGTGACAGAGATCAAAAACACAAGCTGGGGACGACTGTTATCCGGCGCGGGCTGGATCAACTGCCACACCAAGTATTGTACTTACGGAGGGGCAGAAGAAGACGCTGCCCAAAAGCAGCAGATCTTGGTTGACGGCGTATGGGGTCATGAGCTGACACGCCGCCTACAGGAGATTTTTAAAACCGGCGTAGATGGCAAAATCAGCAATCAGCCAAACAGTAATAAAAAATACTGTGCTGGCATCGCGGCGGCCGAATGGTCTGGCAAGCTGTCCGGCGGATCCGATCTGATCAGGGCCATGCAGAGATGGGCAGGAGTGACCGCAGACGGCTACCTCGGACCGCAGACCATCCGCGCGCTCCAGAAAAAACTCGGCACAACGGTTGACGGCGTGATCAGCTACCCGTCCGCGATGGTACGTGCCCTGCAGGAGTGGTGCAACCGGCAGTGATCAGCAATTAAA